CCAATCAATACTTTCAAGAACATTTATAATTGGAATCGGTGTTTGCTGAAGTTCCGGAGTCGCGTCCCCAAGCGTGAGTTGGGCCGTGCTAACTGAAGCACATGCGATATTCCCCGCGATGGCCGTCTGTCTCGCGGCGACCTCTGTTGCCACGGCATTTGCCGCAAGGGGCGTCATGGTGGCGGCGAGGTTGGCGGGGAAAGCGTTTGCGGTGGCGACGGCCACAGGGACGGAGGTATTGACCGCCGTGGCGATACATACTGGGTCAGGGCCTTTAGGTCCTTTATTTACGGCGAGGGAAACGGCAGCGCTGCGATACCCAGCAATGATGGTTGCGCCCAAACCCGTCGGGTGTAAACCGTCGGATTGAATATATATATGTCCAGTGTCAGCAGCGGCGCAACCTGAGCACCCAAGGTTCGGATCGCTACCGACATCAGATAGAGCGTCGGCGAACTTCGGCCAGTCGGCACGGATGAGCGCGTTATACGCGACACGGTTGGCCTCTTTGTCCGCTCCGTTGTAGTTGATCGACGGGAGCGTCTCCGCTACGATGATGTCTGCACCCATTCGACGAGCGTGATTGCAGACAGCCCAGTAATACCCCTCCGCCAATCCGGGAGATGTTCCTTGCCAGATGTCGTTTGTTCCCATGCACGATGTGAACACATGTAATCCGCAATATGGAGAAAATGCAACGCTCTGCCATGCCCCCATGTCAGTCAGTTGTTGACGGAGCGTTCTACCGGCATAAGCAAAAATAAAAATGGCGTTGTTTCCCGGATACCCAAACATACCCGGATATGTCGCAATGTTATCGGGACTAATCCCCAATGAGCCACTAGTATTTTTGCTGTCACCTAAGGAAATGATGTTGTAGAAATTGTTGTTTGTACCGGACTGTACATCAGAGAGCCTACTCACGCCGTTCGCGGTAACAGCCCCGGATGTAGAGATGTTTTTTGATCCGAGGTCCACATCTGAAACAGCCCCGGAGTAGGGGACATAATTATCTGATACGTATTTTTTGTTGGCCGCATCCGTGAGGGATGATGGGGTAGGAACTCCATGTATTGGATTCAAACCAACAAAAATCGGAGCATTAATGGTTAAGGCTGAAGCATTGACGGTCGAACTATAACCAATGCTGCCCCACGTTAAGTCGGAAAACGAGCGAGACACTAAGTTGTCCCTGTTGCTGTTGGTTGTGAGCGCTCCCTGCACGTTTATCTCGACACCAGTGGACAGTAAATTACCACCAGGATAAAAAAATAATGGAGTATCAAACAATGCTCGACCACCCGATGTGTAGGGGACAGCGTAGGGCGTTAGTGGTGTCGGGGCGTATACCGCGACCTGCATCGATGCCGGGAGGTTCGCCACCCAGTCCTGGGGGATGCTCTGGACCATCTGGGCGCCGCGTCCAGGTGTGACCACGGCCATGGGCCCGGTTGGACGGTAGGACGGGGTGGGGCTCAAGACCCATGTCTGGGTGGGCGTGGCGGTCGGGGTAGGAGTGAACGTGGCCGTCTGGGAGTGCGCGGGGCAGGTCCATATGCACATTGCCGCCAGCCACAGCCCTGTGATGATACGTTTCATCCTTGCGCCCCCGTAGCTTGGTACTCGACGAAATAAACGTGGTTCACGCCCAGGTAAGTCACCCGCATCACGTCCCCGAACCCCATCACCTTGGGCCCGATGCTGCCGTCGTTCCAACTGCATCCAGCCGGCAGGGTGATGGTGGCCGTGTGGTTCTGCGTCTGGTAGATGACCGACTGCTCTCCGGCATCCAACGAAATCGGATGGGACGAGTCGGTCGGGACGTTCAGCGCGTAACTACCCACACCTATTGCCACCCCATTATCTACCACAAAAACAGGAGAAATGAAACCTGAACCACTAGCGGCTGGATGCCAAAACGAGTCATTGCCGTACAACCACAGGGACAACGGGGACCGGACCATAGCGGCCCGGCCCTCGGACGCCGTTGTGATCGTGGACAGATCCGCAACGGTATCCACGATGTACCCGAGGATGTGCAGGTCGTCCAGCGTTTTATCGGTCGTGCTGAAATTTGCGTCTCTATGCAGTCCGCTGCTCATGACGCGCCTTTCAGTAGCAATTCACCCAGACCGTTGTATATCAGTCCTCCGTCGCCCTTGAACATTAATCTACCGACGTAATCCATGCTGGACATTGGGCGAGATTGACCGTCTCCACACACTACGTCGTTGGGGTCTCCAGAGAGCGTTATCTGACCGTTAGGGATGTTCGGGATGGGAGTGGTCCCGGCCTGGACGACATGCCCATACCGGTCCAATGAAAGGATCACAGTTGACTCAGCGTCTCCGATCTCCGCGTAACCCGTAGACGGGTCAATGGGAGTGTTTTGCGGTACGTTGTTGTAACCCTGTTTAACCTGTGGCATGTCAGTACCTGATGTGTATCATCCCACTAACGGATCCGCATCCAAACGGGCTACCAGTCGTGGAATATATGGAGTTTTGGTTTGCTAACCAACGTAGGTCGTAATTACTGCTAGATCTATCTCCGTTAAAAACAGCCCCACCAGCCGACATCCCGTTAAACGAGGTCGCTTGTCCAGTAACCATCCCCTCCGGAGCTCGAGCCCATCCGCGAACGCCAACAACCACGGTATAAATTTTTCCGGGAGTAACTTTTTGCGAAGAAAAACAAGCATCGGCGCAAACATTAGTGATGTTGTTTCCGTTGACGTATTGCGCCCCCCCACCAACCGCCAAAACCATTACGTCGTAGATGCCCGCTGGACACGTCCAATTGTAGGTCCCGGGCGACAGGTAACTAATCGACTCCGAGTATCGAGTGCGAGGAGAAATTGAAACGTTGTCGATGTAAATGTTGGTCGAAGCGCCCGGGTCCGTTCCAACCGCACCCAGCGTTATCGCAATTTGCATGAGCGTGGCGCGTGATGGAGTCATTATCGGGAACATGTTGTATCTAAAAGGTGTCCACGTTGATGGATACGCTCCATTGTTCAGATCCACAACGTTGAATGTCGATCCTCCGATGAGTGAACCGGAGTAGTCATACCATCCGACATCGACCTTCATGCGTATGTTTGGATTGGTGGCATACGTCTCAAATCCCAAGCAGAAAGTTTGTCCAACAGAAACCGGGATAGTCTGCGCGGTGAGTACGCCACCACCAGTAGAAGCCCCGCCCGGGTGCGTAACTCGGAAACATTGCGTCCCATGCGAAGCGTCAGAATTCGAAACCGAACCGGACCCACCATTAAGCGCGGAAAAAGTCCATCCGTTCGGTTGAGTTGTTCCGGGAGTGTCGAGTTCGAACGATCCGTTCAGGATAGGGGGGATATTGGCCGAGTTGTCCGATCCAGCGGAAATTCCCTCAATGTACGCGACCCTATCCCTCATGTCGTGCATGAGGCCGGTGGTAACTGGGGCATCGGGTGCAATCCTAGCGTCGGTGATGGGCCATGTCATGGTGTGATCTTGTATCCTTTCTCCCCCGATGGCATCAGACCGTTATCGTTGCAGATATATCCGTAGTTCCGTTGCTCCGACGTGGCCAATGCGTAATCAGGTAGGTCGTTGGGTCCTATGATGCACCATCTATCCGTAGAGATGTACCCCGTCGCCCTCAATGTGAATGATATCCTACCGGACTGGAAATTAATAGACTTGTCCACCACCTCACAGAGTATCGGAGTGCCCCCCTTCGACCTCGAAAAAAGATTTGGAAGATATGAGCACGTAATATCTACGAAATCACCCAACTCAACCATCAGTTGCGAGTAGTGAGTTTCCAGAGTTATGGTCGGGCATCCTTTTCCGTACCTATAAAAAATCTGCTTGGCGTAGCTGTCTATCATTTCATCCCCGCCAAGCACGATCCCACCACGAACCCCTTTTGATTTCACCTGGAACGCCGCGCGTTCATCGGCTGCCGCCGCGCTGTCCAAGTCCAGATTCACCCGTTCGCTTGTGTATTCATCCGACACGGGGTCATAGTCATAAAGAAAATCGACCTCGTTAAAAAATAACTTGTTGGACTCGATGGACAAGTCGAAGGTCGGAATTCCTACAATGTTGTCATCTGAAAAATGAGCCGTTATATCGGTGGCAAAAGGAAGAGTGCACTTTTTAACCGACAGTCTCCCGTCGTTTTTTATCAGCGGGAAAGCCAACAGGACCTTTAGAACTTCAGACTCCGTAAAATCCTGGGCGTCTTCTCCGTCAGAACTGCTTTTTACCTCAAAACACATCGTCAAATTAGGAACGAATCTATCGCGTTGAGCCTCGATGCCTTTAACGTCTATATATTTTTGATCGATCCCACACCCCTGACCATAAGGCAAAACATCATATGGACCGTTGGTCTTATCTCCTTTTTTGCTCATTAGTATCTGCATGTATATGTCTAACGGGTTACCCTGCAACAAAATAAATGCGTCAACGGTTGCACCGGAATTGTGGCTTTTCGGTTGAGACCCAAAAAGTCCTCGCTGAGATAAATTAACGGTTACGCTATTCCCGTTGTCCGTCCAGGACGAGTAGGAAACTATCTCATCGTCCACGATCAGGAAATTTACAGAACCACGTTCGCCCCATGCGGTGGTTGGAGCGAACCAAGGGGAAGTGGTTGACGGTGGCGGGTCTATCGTTAGGTGCATGTCGGTGGCCGAAACATCGGATTGAGTCTGGGACTCCATGTTAAATATCGTAGTATTAGCCATCCGCTGAAAATCCATGACCGAGAACGTCCATGATGCCGCATCCGACGACAATCTGACTGCATTAAGTAGACCTCGAAAAATGGGTATATATTGACTCTCTGGCAATCCCACATAACCGGCGTATACCGTAGTCACTCGGTTTTTCATTTTGTAGGTGGAAACCATCTTGGTCACATATCCACCAACGTCCTGTAGTTGAAATTGTATTTGACCAATGGTGGATGTACCGCCCAACTCATCCACGCTCTGCGATCCTCCGCTTGGGACGGTCATCCAGTCTTTTCTTGTTTTGGTAGCATTTGAAATTATCCCGGTTGAAAATTCGTCGATCAGCGCCGGAACTATTGAACCGTCACCCACGGGTCCGAATTGGACGTAGTACAAAGGTTTCTTCGCCAGAGCCCTTGTCATTTCCGAGATTTTGTTAGATCCGGTGATACTCACGGTATGTACTCCACCATGTTCGCCGTCCAGTCCTGCCGAAGGACCTTGATGTCTGTGTAGCTTATCCCGCTTTTTTTACCCGCTGGGTCCAACATCATCATCGGGAAAAATCGCGGAGAACGGATTGTATCTCCGGCAGAAAAGACGTTTGTCGGAATGTCACCCGGATAAACTGAACCGTTTGCGATTAGCGTAATCTGCGCCATCATTTCGCGCGATCTGTCCTGTTTCTCGAAAGCATAGTAATTATTTACCGTGATCCCGGCATAGGTTTGACCAAGGACAGGATCAACTGTGAAAATGTCGTTTGAGGTCATAAAACCCTGCGGATATGCGCGGGTGTAAACGGCATCGTCGGAATCGACCAAAAGTGAAAACGGATTGCCCGCGCTTGCGTAGTCGAAAAAGTTGTATTCCAACTTCCGCCATTGGTCCCCGTCTAGGGCTCTAACCGTAAACAGTAAAGATTTACTCCTTCCTGGTTTAATGGTTTCGGTCCTACCATTTACGGACGTGTTATACGAAGAAAGCGCGTTTTCTGTGCTTTGAAAAACAGTCGCCTTTCTTCCGAAATCCACCTCGAATATCGTGTAGATGTCACCGCCGTTGAATTCTCGGCTGAACCAATAAATGAGAGGCTTGGTGTGGTCCGACCATTGGCTGACGGTTAAATCGTTAGAATTTTTTGCGAGTTGAACCGGCGGAGTAAAAGTTAAAGCATTTTGACCCGTTATGTAACTGTCCAACAATCCGCCCGATACAATGACCCGATGATTGTTGTATCCTCGGATATAAGCATATGCGGAGTATTGGACACGCAGATCGTCAAAATTCCCAAAAGAGTCGGTCACCACTCCAACCGTCGCAGCGCACAGATTTACCGTCGGGTACATGTTTCCCGAGCCGTTAAATGTTCCAGACAACACGGTCGTATCGTCGATATAAATCCAAAATTGTTTGCCAGATAGTGTAGTTGGTTCTACCCGAACCTGTAGTTTGTGCCAGCCCAAAGACCTGGAAACTGAAGACGCCGAGAAAGAATCCTCCGAATAATTCCCCGATGGATTGCAGACGTATTTGGTGGTACTGATCGCGTTTCTGACTCCTACCTGAAAAAACTTTCCTGAATCCGTTGAAACCTTGAAAAAAGGACCGGGTAAAACCGCGTCCATCGTGTCGTAGTACCATACCGTCGCAAAAAAACCAGTAGCCAGGTAAGTGTCTGCCACGGTTCGTTTCAGGATCAGCGGGAATCCGGACGAGTCTTGGGAACCGGCTAAAGGAAGCGAAAAACTACCAGACGCAGCCAGATCGGGAGTGTAATCCGGAACGCCTTGAACAATTAGCCATTGTTCGTTCGACACGAAGGCATCGCATTCGAAATCCTCGCGAAATGCGAACCCGTCGCGGTCTTTTTGCATCCACGCTATTTTTGTGGTTCCCATTGGTTATCCAGTCACGAATGCGCCGCCACGACCAACAATCTGCGTGGCTTTAATTTTTACGTTGTTCTGACTCACTCCTTCGTTAATCACGTCTCCAAGGAATTTTGCCAGCGAGGCGGTGGATCCAACGTGCATGGCGGAAACGTTGATCGTTAACGTGGTCCCTTGGCTTGACGTAGTATTCGAAGAATCGCTTAGAGTACTGTCGGATGCCGTTGAGGATGAGGACGAAGAATTAATATCTCCACCGGAATCGGACGACTCAAGTAGTGCGGCTCCCGCAGCGGCGGCTAATTTAACGGCGGCGGCGGCGGCAAGAGCGGCTGCTCCCATAGCATAGTTTCCAGAACCGAAATATTTAGCGGCCTGAATTTCTAGGTACGTTGCAGCTTGGTTTGCTGCGTCTTTCAATTCCTCTCCGAGAAACTGTTTTCCGTTGAATACAATCTTTTTCCCGTGAGCTTCCACGCTATCGGCCGCAGCTGATAGATATTTGTCGTATGAAGCGGCTCTTTTTTTAAGAACAGCCTCTTCTTGCTTTTCAATTTCTCGGCTTTTGTTAAGCGTTTCTCTTTCGGCTTGTATTTTTTTATTAAGCCCTTGTATTTCATCAGCTAAAGATTTCTTTTTAATGGGATCAGTCGTGGCAATAAACTGTTTTTCGGCGTTGGATAATTTTCCCTCCTGAACCTGTAAAGATTCCATGATCGTGATGGAACTTTTCATGGACGCGTTTCGCTTCATGATTGCGTCATTAACTTCGTTGATCAAAGACGAGTCATTTTTTTTACCAGAATCCTTTTTATCCATTTCGTTCAGAAGATTGTTTGCCGCCGCAAGTTTTAGGGTCGCTTCGCTATTTTTTTCTGTAATTGAGGCTCTTTGTTTGTCAATATCAATGACCTGTAATCCTTGAGCCCTCAAACCAGCCAAGGAGTTTCTGTATACCTCGTTTAATGTGTTTCCTTTTTTAGCCGCTTCATAGGCATCTAAGGCGGCTATTTTTCTATCGTTTGCATCTTTGGTACTTTCGGCATCCAGCTTTGCGCTGTTGGCCTTTTCAATAATTTGCTTTTTCAGAGCACCTGTGTTTTCAATAATCGCGTTTTTTTCTTGCACCGTCAAAGATATATATTTACTCGTGTCCTCAACGAGTCCCTTCATGGACTCCCTGTTTTCGATCATCGACTGCAAATTAGTTTTGAAATCCGCTGTAGTCTCTACCGATCTGGAGTGCAGCTTCTCATATATCTCGTATACCGCTACCGCTCCAATAGCGATCATTGCAAATTCGCCGCCAGCAAAAATAGCGGCGTCTCCAAGCGCGTGAAGTCCACTGGTAAGAGCTCCGGTGGCACTTCCGGCTTTTTCCATTGCCCCATTTGCACCTAGAATATCAGAGGCCAGACCATGGAATGCAACCCGACCTAGAGGGCGCTCCATTTTTTTCCCGAGCGCCTCGTAATTCATCCCTAGTTTTTCGGACTGGTCGGATGCGGATGCAACCCCGCTCTCTAGGTCTTTGAGTCCAGATGTGACTTTGGAAAGTCCAGTCGTATTGCTTTGCGACTGAATGAGAAGGGAAACTTCCTGCGGCATGTATTATCCCCTCTCGGAAGGTGGAACGGTTCCGAAGTTAGACCACGTTTCTTCCCCGTTGTTCATCTTTTGTTTGAGTGCTTCTCGATTTAGGAAACAGATTATGGACTGTCTCTGTGCCTGTGTCCAATCGCTTGGATGTCTTCCGAAAGGCAAAGCTCCTGGGAATTCGCGGGCGAGAACGACTTCTTCTCTCAGGAATCTATTCTCGCCCTCAACGAGTTTCCCACTTCATCCTCCGTCAACTCGTAGCGTTTGCAGTAAGCTAAGTAAATCTCATCACGGACGATGGACTTGAGTTGTAAAACCTCGCGGGGTCCAGAGAAAAGGGCAGGGCCATCTTTCTTCGTTCGGATGCAGTAAAGAAGCGTTTGAATTTTTAAAGCTTCTCCGCCCGCAAACTTGCAACCATTTTCATCCACACCCTTTTCTTTCATTGCCTCGTAGTTTTCGTTGAACAGTTGGCCCGTGTGAATGAATTCCCTGGCCGTAAGGTTTCGAAGCCACGCTGTGACTTCCACCTCTCCGACTTTGAACGTGATCGGACCTTCTTCGCCATAAAGCTTCATGAAGTCGGAGCATTCTCTTGCAGTTTTCGGATCCATGGCGGCTCCTTAAATGCTGTCGTCGTAGGGAGTGAACACGTCCCACACATCGTAGGTCGATGGAGTTGTTGAAACCGAGAAAGACGCACCAGAAACAGTAAAACCAGAGTCCTGACGGACTCGATTTTTCATGGCGCAGATGCAATTCTCGGTTGTCCCTCCAACTCCTGGTAGCGCGACCGAGTAAGGCGTTTTCGCCAGAGTGGCCGATGAACCGACGAATGAAACGTCGTCTGCGGTAACAAACTTCGGGGCTGGCTGCACCACTCTGGAATACCAGATGCCGAGACCCTTGGTCTTGGTCATGCGCGTAGCGGTTCCCTTGAAAGATACTTTCAGGTCAGAACTGCGGGCGCTCGATTCGCTGGCATCGCTCAGGTGGCATTGCTCCAGGAGTTTGGCCTGGAAAACCTTTCCGGTCTGAGCGTGATACTGAACGACCAGAAGCGTGAACTTGCATTGGTAGAGAAGCTCGGGACGAACCACGAATTTAGACGAGGCCGGGTCCAGGTCGTACAAAAGAGCGTACAGAACTGGAATGTCCGTCTCGTAGATGTCGAAGGAAAAGTCGGCACCGTTGTATACCTGGGTGTTCAGGATTGGGGCCGGGTTGCCCTGCTCGTCGATGAGTTTGGTGCCGAATTTGTCACCGGCGTTGAGCGTATCCGCCACGGGCAAAAGTGCGCGTCCGTGGTTTGCGCTGATAATCCAAGCCTTACTCAGTATCCCCTGTGCTGACGTACCAGGATTGCTCATGACTTTTTTCCTTTCACTCGTACCATTCCCATTTGATGCGGCACAAGATCCTGTACCGTTTCTCGTTTGGTTTGTCTGGTTGGTCCTTGATGAAGGTTTCCAACCACATCGAAGCAACGTCCCTAGGATGCTGGATGAGGGAGCCAGTATCAACCGGTACCGTCCCGGGTTGATAAAGACGAATCGGCGGAAGAATCTGCCCGCCGTTCCCGTCGTCCATCCCTGCGTTCTGCACCGCGTACTTGATTAGGTCGCGCAACCTACGGGCGAACCGTTCCGCATCCCTAACGCTGTCGTTGTTCGTGTCCCAGACGCATATCTCTACCTGTGTCTGTTCCGTACGACCGCGTTTCCCACCACCCAAGACCCTTCCGATGGCCTGATCCCCGAGTTGTGGTGCACCAGCGTCCGAGATGGATATTCCAGTCGGGCCTATTGCTTCCTCGTATCCCAGGTCGTAGACAGGTACGGACTTTCCCAGCGTCAACCCTGCGAGAGACGCTTCCGCGATGCGGTCCTTGATGTACTGTGCGAAAGAATATAGCGCGTTTTCCTTGCCCGTCGCAACAATCGCCGGAAGCGTTCCGATTGTCATTCCGTAGCCCCCGTTGGGTCAGGAGGACCGAAGTCAATCCACGGATCATTGGTTGTCGGGGCGTTCATGATCTTTTCGCCCATTACCTTTAAAGCCTCTTCCATTTTCCTGGCGTACTCGAACTGGAAAAGGATTATCGCGTCCATGATTCCTCGATATGGAGATGGAGCAAAGGCCTGTTTACCGCTTTGATCGAAAATCCCCGCGCTGTTTTCTAGATATCCGGCGTACTCCACGCCGTTCGTGACTACCGTGGAAAGGTAATTATTTATCACGTAGGACGATGCAACGCCCTCGGCCTGTGCCGCAGGGTCTTTGGGAGTCCCTAACGAACGATCAATAGGATATCCGACCGCACGGGCCAACCCAATCCACCCGCCCTGAAGTCTCCCGGTATCTCTCCGTGACCACATGGCGCAACGCTCCATAATTCTCAACACGAGTCCCATGTGTGCCGCCTGCAACTGCCCCGGAAACCACTTTTCGAACTTTTCGAACTCGGCCGCAGGATGTTCGGGTGTCATTTTGATCGTGAGCGATAGCATTATGACGCCCTCCGCCAAACGGCCCGATACTGCATCACGCCACCCGCCATCGGGACCGGCCACGGCTTGCCGACGAGCGTGTAATCCTGCCCGTCGATAATCATCTTGTCGGCCTCGGCCCCAGTCCTTCCATCTGCCGCGATGATTGGGAGTAAGGAAGTCGTCTCCGCGTCACCTATCGCGTAAAGCCCATTGGATAACAGGATGTCCTTGCCTGTAACCAACTTGAAAGAAACCGATGCCTCGATGTAGACGTAATTCCTTGTCGGAGCCACGCCCGCCGACGTACCTTCAACCGAAGGCGTGAACGAAGAAAACCTTTTCAGCACCACCAATCGGTTAAAAGACCTCTGCTGATCCTGGACAAGCGACCTTGAGGATTCTCCGTCCTCTCCGAGGTATTGTTCCTGGTTCATCGTCTGGGCGTCCACATCGCGGAACGCGGAACGTTGCTGTTAACTTTCAGGTTCGCAACGGTTGACCGTCCCTGTCGGAATCCCTGTACGGCCAAGCGTTCGGCGTCCCCTCGCTTCTCGAAGTCCTCGGCCTGGTTCTTGTAGTTTTCACAAATTTTCGACTTGCTGGACGATTTCCCATCCGCCGACGTGTCCACGAACTTGGCGTATCTGGAAACCAGAGCCGAAAACCCCGCCGAAGCCCCGTACAGGCACACGACGTTGAAATTTGGTGCGGTCACGTTCTGGTAATCGTTAGAAACGTCCGAGCCCATGACCCCGATCTTATTCAGGCCGTAGTCGATGAACTTTTGAACGTCCGTATCCGTGAACTCTTGGTAATAGGACAGGACTTCAAGGCTCGTCGGATTCGTGACAACCGTAGACAACGGCGGAGCGGTCGAAAACGTGATAATCCCGTTTGCCGTGTCCACCGTGAAACCAGTTGAAACAAATCCTGATTTGTTCACGTCCGCCAGTGTTGCGCTCGGAACCAAGTTTTGTTTCGATAGGACGAAAGACTTTCGGGAACCATTCCCCCCGACCACTAGGAACGTGAGATTCTCGACCGTCTTATGCGAGGTGGTCGTGTCGTCCAGATATTGCCGGATTCTATCTGTGAATTGTGGCAACGAGAATGACACGTTTACACCTCAAGCAATCAGGTCGTAGCAGACCGAGTAGACGTTTGCGTTAGCGTCGGACGGAGTGACTTTCAGGTGCCAGTTGCGCGGCAGAACATCGTTGATGAATCCAGTACCCGTCGTCATGGCCGGATAAACGGTGAGCAACGTATCTCCTGTGGAACTGGCCGTCACTTCTCCGACTGTGAACTCGTTTCCGAGATAGTCGTATCCGTAGACGCCGAGTTTGACGGTCGTCGAACCCTTGGTTACAAGGTGCATGAACGCCTTGATGCCTCGGAAATAGTCGTTCGCTTGTTTGTCCTGGGTCTGGGCCACGGTGCGGCTCAACTGGGACAACCAAACAGCCGAATGATTCATCTGCATGGCTTACCTCACCAGTAAAAGAGTTTCCCGCTGTCGTCCGTGGAGAATTTCATCCTAATCTTGGGTTCTTCCTTGAGCGGTTCGGCTCTCTTGATGATTTCCTGTTTGGATGGGTCGGACGGGTCGCATTCCATTTCTTCCCCGTCGATCAGCCAGGAGTATCGATACCCAAGACGTTGGTACTCCCACTTTTTCGAGTCGATTTCTTCTTGCTTGGTGCCCTTCGGGAAGCTGTCAACGATGAAATGGATCGGAGTGTAACAAAAACGAACCTTCAGCAGCGATCCATCGGGTAAGTAAGGCAGCCGTCCGTCCACAAAGTTTTCGATGGGTTTCAGATTTGAGTTTTTTGTGACCACTCGAAGAAACTCTGTGATGGGGTCGCACTCGTTGTTTTTCCGTTCAGCCTTTTCAAACTCTTTGGATTCTTTCAGTTCCTGCTTTTCCGTCAACGTACCTTCATCGACACCAGAGGGCTTATCGGCGACCTTTTTAGGTCTTCCCATGCTTACGCCTCCAAAAGTTGAGGCGGGGAGTTTTTACGCTCCCCGCCAAGGTTGACTGGATCAGTTGCCGGAAGATCCCTCCGTCCAGAAACGAGCTCCACCGGGGGCCACGGTGAACGCACCGCGCCACCGATCACGCCACCGAGAGCAATCGAACTCGAACGACTTTCCAGAGTCCGGCGATTCCTTAAGGACTTGGATCCCCTCGCGCTCGGCCTCGATAAACGAGAACGACTTGGACTCTCCGTAGTACCATGCGCCGGCGGGAAGATAACGGCATTCCAGCAACTTCAACTTTCCCTTGAATGGGTTCGAGGAAGTCAATTCCGTCGTGTTAAGGACAGACGTGCCGGACGACGTTGTGGTCAACATGATGTCGTTGGCCGAACCCGCAAAGGTTTTCTGGATCAGGAAATCGTTGGTCGGATCGTAAACCAACGTATCCGGAGTCACCAGGACTTTCTTTCCGTCCGTGTCCTTGATGGACTTGAGCAGGACGTTCATCGCGTTCAAGGCATTGGCCGTGGGGGTCGCGTTGCTCGTCTTGTTCTTCCGGTTGCCCGACGTGGTGTAAAGACCGGTCGTGCCGTCCGGGTCGGTGTACGTCTTCGGAGTGATGGTCAGATCTCCCTCGGTGATGCTCTGACCCGTCAACGTCGCAGCGAAGGCGATTTCCTTCCAGATGCCGATGCCCTTCCCAAAACGGGAGAACAGTTGACCGATCTGGGAGGTCTGATCGTCCTCCTCCAACTCCGTGGGAACCTCGATCAAGTGACCAACTTTGATCATCGGCTCAATCTTGCCCATGGGCTGGAATTGCGCCTGCGGGAACTCCTGCTTCATTCGCACTTCGCGAGGAAGCGACGGCATGAAAGAGTTCGCAATGGGTAGATAACCGGCCTCCGCCGTAGTCTGGAAGCAAACATCCTCCCACACGTGCGGGACTTCCTTCCAGGCGTCCGCCATGATCTCGTTGGCCCCCAATCGGGTCAGAGCGGCCATGGTGCCATAGGCGGTGGCCTCACGCAGTCTCCCGGTGCGCTCGACCTCGTAAAGACTCTCGCGGATTTTTCGGGCGTTCTTCCTCCCGCTCATCCATTGGTCGGCCCGCTTGATGGCTTCCTCGGGAGAACCGAACAACGCAACTAGGGACGCATCGCTCTCGGAGATACGTCGTGTGGTCTCATCAGACTCCACGTCCCAACGGCGTTCGATGGACTCTCGGAGGGAGGCGACTCGATCCTCCATTTTTCGGGCCTGCTCTTGAAGTTTCGGCATGTTTTCCCCCTCAGTTCTTGCTGTGATAGAGGTCCACGTACACCAAGTTGGTGCCGGTCCCCACCACAGAGTCTTGCGTATGATCGGGAACGTTCGCAAGCGTGCCGATCTTGTTCGTCCCAGTAACGGAAACCGTCTGAGCATCACCGCCCCAATAAAGGTCACAACCACAAGTCGCGGTGTCTCCGTTCTTCAGGAACATCTTCACCCTCTGCCACCGCAGGACCGAGATGTCCTTCGGCAGATTCGGTACCTCGGCGAGACCCGGGTAGGTCTCGTCGGACACTCCGACGTAGTAAACAGCATGCGCGTCGGAGTCCAGGGATTTCACGTCGAACGTAGACGGATCTTCATAGACGTTATCCCCCTGGTTGATGCTGTTCAGCGCAGTGTTGGGATACGTCCGACGGTGATAAGAGTCGGTGTTAGCGGCGTTTCGCGGGTTCGTCATGTTGTCCTCTCCTTTCCTTCTCAGAGTCCGCGAGCAGCAAAAGCGGATTTAACCGCATCGCTACCCGTCGAACCGGCAGGGCCACCGAAAGAGGGCGAAACGCCCGACTTGAAGGACTCCTGCAAAGTGAACTTGTACTTGTTGATTTCCTCGGTGATTCGAGACGCCAGGGAAGCGTCATCGAGAGAAGCGGCCTCGCGGAGAATCCCGGCGTGGAACACCTCGGGAAGACCGGACTCGCGGAGCTTGAACTTGGCAACCTCGGTCTTGAGCAACGCGACGGATTCCGTCATCTTCTTCTTGGATTCCGCCTCCGCCTCGTCCTGCTTCTTCTTGGCTTCGGCTTCGGCCATCTTCTTGGCCTCGCCCTCGCCTTCGGCCTGGGCCACGGGAGGCGTACCGGAGTGCGTGATGGTCAGTTCTCCCTCCGCCTCGGCCATCTGCTTGTACTTCGCGGCGACGGCGGGATCAGGATGTGATTCGGCCATCTTCTTGTAGGCGGCACAACGAAGCGCCTTGGCCTCGTCCTCGGCGTTCGCCGCAGGAGTCGCGGGAGTACCGGGAACAGGAGGCTTCGGAGCCGTAGGCACAGAGCCAGCACCGGCAGCGGGAGGAAACATGTCCTCATCTCCTTGGTTCATTTTCGCGGCGGTCAACGCGCTTTCGCACATTTTCCGAAGCGTTTCGTAATCAGCACCGTTTTCAAAACCACTTCTCATCTGTTCCAAGATTCCCGCAAGTTCTTCTTGCTCGGATTCAAGGAGTTTCAAAACTTTTCCGCCTCTCGCGGGCTTCGTCACCAAGTCGCAACTGTCAGCGGCTGGTATTCGGATGACGTTTTTCCATTCTCCGTCGGAGTCTTGGATAGTCCCGTCAATGTCCCCGTCGGCGTTGACCGAGAACCCCACCAATGACATCCCTGGATGCTCTTGCGAGTGCTTCAGGGCGTCCATGCAATCAGCGGCGGCTTCTTTTCCGGCAGCGTTGCTTTTCGTGGTGAAATCGGCTTCCAGCGCGTTACCGTTCGGCGCGACGTTCGAGAAGTATCCGCATTGCCTCTCAACGTCTCCCTCAGGCCGATTAGCTTTGTCAATCTGCCCCTGATGATTCAGATAACAGGGTTTTCCCTCGAAAGCGGCGGCGCTTGCCGGATCGTCAATGGCCTTTTGCGAGTAGTAGTAACGATCTCGCTTGTTACCCTTGCCCTCGGTGATGAGAACGACCCGGAACTTGTGTGTTCCGTCCGCATCTCCAGGAGATGATTCGAGGAGACGCAGGACCGATATTTTTTGGTTCCTGATGCGGAGGCCCATGTCGTCCCATCTGGGCAAAAAAAATGCGCCCCCCGAGTTTCCCCGAGAGGCGCATCCCTTTTGGAATTACGCAGTTCTTTTTCTGACGTTCAAATTATTGCTCTGTTTCTCTGAAACTGTCAATAGGCATCTGATACATTTTTTTTATCTCGCTAGGCGATACGTGGTTTTGACATTGAATATCAACTATTTTGTGATCGTTGAAAACGACCGAAACCGTTGTCCATCCATGCGTTTTAGCCTCGTTCAAAACTCGTAATACAATTTTTTCCTCTACGGGACGCATTGGGTCAATCATAGTAAACCCTCACCGTTATTTTATCCCCGTCGATGTTCGGCAGAGAGAATTTAATCCTTTCGATAGATCGAGCTTTTTTCTTGGCGGTTGTTATGGCCTCATCCAAGGCCGACACCATCACACCGCATAGCATTGTGTTCTCGTCAGTCAACTCCCCCAGGCTTTTCCCCAATGCCTCGTACGCGCTCCGGGTCATTTCATTGCCTTTTCGATGATTTCCTTTTCGGCATCTTCACGAGGAACGGCTCGAAACGAAAAAGCGGTCCCATTTGGTTCCATGGTGGCGTCTAGTATTTTCATGTCTGATAGTGTAGTTCCTTTTCGATTTGCCAACTCGTTAACCGCAAGGAAAACGTCGATGATGACTTTTCTCGCCATCTTATTCTTGTCGATCAGGCGTGTTCGATCCTCTCTATCTCGAATCAAAAGATTCAGGGCTGCTTTTTCGTGGTCGAACTCAATTTCCAAGTTTCACCTCATACATGGAATTGCTGCTTCCACTTCTCGTAGGACATTTCAACCGGTTCGTCCATTTTCGAAAACTCCGGTCCCAACAACTCTGAAAAAGTCTTTGGCTTTGCCATCCAGCTACACGCGCAACGAGGATGAATAGGAGCGTCAACGGGTTTTTCTTGTTCCTCCGCTATCTCGACAACCTCGTCGTAAAACTTTCCAGACCTTTCGGCGCAGTCATCGCATATCCTTGGAGACATTATCGAACGGCTTAACCAGTACCAGTCCGATATGTATTTATCGTTGTCATCAAAAAACTTGTTTCTAGCTAGGTTCGCAGATCGAGCCGTCTCGGATATTGCGATGGTACGGGCCCTGTAAGACGTTCCACCATTCCCATCCGATCCAATGATATCACTTATGATCTTCGCTAGATTTTGGTTGGATTGTCCTGTGAGCATTGCATTATTCACGGCGCTTTGAATCTCGGATGCCATCATGTCATTGATAACTCCGATGCGCTGTGAAAACATGGCACTATTCCATTCAGAAGAAACGAACTGCTTGATGATGGAGTCGCTTGGCATGGAGTAGTTTACGTCTACAGACTCAGGGGTAGACTGATCGAGAGTCCAGGCCGACGATGTGTAGGCCTCTTTGTATTGTTGAACTAGGTGTTGCTCAAGAGAAGGAATGATGTCCTGGTTAATTGCCTGGATTTCTCTTTTGATCACAGTTAGAGTCTTTTGACGTCCACCTATTTTCAAAAATTCAGAATACGATGGGTCACCATCTACGCTTGCGTCTTCGGTTATCTGCATGATATCGGCTTCAATGCGTTGGGAAAGCCGAGCGTATTTTTTCAGTAGCGCCCTGGCATATTCAGCATCGTTCGAACGGAGCATTTTGTAGGCTTGCTCTGTCATCCGTTCAATTGCTTTTTTCTGCTGGCTCGGGTTCAATGCGGCGTGTACCCCTGGGCGTCCATCCAGTTAACCAGAGCATACGGGTTGTCGATTTCCGGGTGCTTCAGCATCTTTTTGACAGTACCTTTCCACTCGGACGGGATAACCTCGTCTCCCTCAACCATTCGAAATCCAGCCTTACGCATTTTAGACAATTCAAACCTCGCGGCCTGTATGGAGAAAGGCTGTTTCCCAGTTCCACCTTCTGATTCACGGGTACGCAGTTGATCTTTTAATTGCCCGCGACTTTTGTCTGAAAGTCCGACAACGTCGTTGTTCGTTGACTCCATACCAGGCATAGACATCTGACCGCCACCTTCGACTCCCGTCGAGGACGAACCTCCTCCACCAACCGACGTGCTTGGAGATTTCCCGCCGTACAGAGCCGCCGATATTGGATCGTTTGCCACGGCGTTGGCCTGTTCCTGCTGAATGGCTTTGTCCTCATCCGAAAAGTCGAACGTAGTCACGTCCTCAAGCCTAGCGGCCATTTCCGCGCAACGCTTACGGGTGAAATACTTCTGATGTTCCTCGATGACCAATCGATTCAATCGGTCGCTCTTATTCTCGGAAACGAGTTCGGGGAAAGTACACTCGCATTTTTCGGAGCACTCCATTGGCAAACGTCCGGCCCGCTTGGCTTCCTGGATGACCTTCCGGTATAGTTCGTGTAGGCAGTATTCAAATTCAGTTTGACGGCGTTTCATCAATTTAGCAGCTGGTTCAGTTGACGTTAGAGCGGCGGCTCGGCTTCCCTGACTTCCTGCGCCAAGATATTCTTTTGGAACTCCGAACCCCTGACCGATGTTAGCAATGGATTCCTCGTGGAATCCACTTTTGGGGGTTCCCGACCCAGGCCATGCGTGGAACGCAATTGTTTCGTTTGCCGGGTGGAAAGTTTCAGTTCCTGGGCCTAGAGGAATTTGCCTCTCCTGCGCAATTCGGTCAATGTCAGAACCGTCTCCAGTAATCGAGTGGTCGATACAAAGAGCGGCCTCATTCATGATCCGTATGCCGCGATACTTCATGATCTCGTCGAGCATCGCAGCCGTCGAAAGCGTGGAAAACAAATCAGAGCGTCCAAACTTCTCAGACTCCTGGCAGTTCACCTTTAGATGAATGACCTCATCGGCTGGTACAATCTCGATGATGTACTCGACGCTTTTTACCCCGTTCACCGTGAAAATCTGATACGCCGTCGAGAACTGACGCCAGTATCCAAATACCTGTCGTATATCCTCGGGGTCGGTAATGATCTCCCAGATGGTTCCCGAATCCAGAGACACGAGATCGAGATATCCCGGCTTCACACGCTTGCAGCGCCAGAACAGATCCCCGTCCGTAGACAGCATGTCGGAAAACGTAGGAAGGCGTCTTTGAAGTTGGGTGCGTTCCTCAAACTCATCCCATACCGCTTGAGCTTGCTGGTCTTCAGATGCGATATCCACGCCATCTCCGATAACAAACGCCGTGAGGATAGCAACCGCGCCCTTAAGAATTGGATTATGGTTTTTTGCCTGGAAGCATTTCGCCTTCATCATCCATCGGTCTTGAAGATACAGTTGCTTCGTGTACGGTCCCGGAGGCATGGGAAGATATACGCCGGGGATTCCAGAAGGTCCTCCGTCCAGACCGTACGAAAACCAATCGGACTCCTGCAAGTGGTTTAGCGCATCGGATTCTAAAAGTTTTCCAGTAAATGCCTTTTCTAGTTTCGTGGGTTCGATTCGGACTTGACGCGTCTCGACTTCGAGCACATTGGTTTTTGTGTTTAGGACCTTCCCCCGCTCCAACCATCGGCATTCGACGATGCGGGCGTTGCATTCCAGACCGGTTCTTGGGTCCTTGTATGGTACAAATCCATTCAGCATTTCAGGGTTTAGCAGTTGACGGAATCCAAAACTTTGAGCCTCGGCCTCTCTCAACTCGGCGGCGTGGTCCGCGTACGATATCGACCTAGTTATTCCTCGCTGGGCTCTGGTCACAGGAGTTTTCTTTTCTGGTAGCGAAACGGTTAAGGACTTTTTTACTGGCATCTACCACCTCAATTTTATCGACGTTCTTTTTATCGGCTTGAAAAATGATGTGGAATTAATCTTAACTACGCCAACCTTTTTTTCTGTTGTCGATCCGTATTGCATCCAGCAAAGGCAATCGTAATTGAATGCGTGACGGTAGTCATCTGGACCGCGATGAATCCAGCGAGGGGTAATTATTCCGGTGTCTGGATCCTGTTCGTTCTGTCTGGCAATAGACGCGCAATGTTCCGCGAACTGCTCGACGGCCTCGCATCTCCTGGGCAACTCGACGCTGGACTCTCTCAGTATTCGCTGTGATGCGTCTAGGCTCTGCGTCCGGTTTACCTGAACTATCTGCGTCTCATCGTTCCAGGTGAATGAGGACTTTTGACTCTCGTTGTAGACGCACATCCAGCCTTTGCCTGGGTAACGTCTAACAAAATCCTCAACTAGATCGCGCTGAGGTCCCGCATCGATGACGAACCTTCGTACACCGAACTTGATAATAATTTCCGCTAGTTTTTCGATCTTGTCAACCGTTCCAATCCAAAGCACTTCCCGTAGACGGTTTTTACCTTGTCGGCTTACGATGACGTGCTTTCCCTTGCCGGACGCCATGCCGATATCTACGCCCATCGAACATCCGTAATCCTGTGAACCGAACGTCATAACATTCTGACCGCATAGGGTCAGTACGTGGGCGGATGATACGCTAGATTCGTAGTCCTCGTAAGGCAAACCTAGTATCTGGTTGAAAAAGTCCCCAAGATTGATGCAATTCTTATAGTCGCGAAATATCTGCTGATAATCGCACGTCGGAGAGTCCAGCCGGCAGAACTGATATCCAGATATGTCCTCGGTTGGTGTGGCCGTGGCGTTCCAATAGCCGTTAATTCGCCTTTCGACCGTAATGTCGCGGCCGCACTTCTCGCACCGTAGATATCCTGGTTCTACGCATTTTGGGAAATCCATCTTTGCCGTGCATTGGTCGTGGTTGCAATGCCCGCAACGAATCATCCAATACTTTTGGTCAGATTTTAGAAATAGTTTGTTAATTCCGTAGTTCGGAAGCGTCGGGGTACACACATAGTCAACTTCCTTGAACGCCGAAGCAGCCATTCGCTTTAACGCAACCTCGATAACCTTGTCTCCGATCCTATCAACCTCGTCGAACACCTCACAGTCGCAGGGCGTCGAGAACGCATTGACGGAACCTTTGAGCCCCAAAAAATATATAAAAGCGTTTCTTAACTGCTTTTGGGATACGTTATCCGTGGCTGATGCCATTGAACGCAATTTGGGATTATCGTTGATTAGGCTGTTGTATCGGTCGTTGACGAATTTGTTTCGAAAATCGTCGGTAGGTAGGTAATAGATACCACGCAGCCCGCGCACTGCCGCCCGATGAGAGAACCTAACCAACGCGGCCACAGTTAGTCCATATTGGGCGCACTTTTGGGCGACAACTGTTTTTGCGGTATCCTCGTAAAACTCCAATACGTTCGGGAAATTCTTCAGGCTGAACTCGTGGCCGTCAATAGACTCGATATTGTCGATCGCCCATGAATACGGGTTAATCGCTTGAACGACCTGTTGAGCGTTTATTTTCGGATCGGGCCTTTTCATTGAGTTCCTTGATGGTCTCGGCGGACAGTTGAACGGTCAAAGCCTCTCCATCTTTTCCGGTCAATTCGATCTTCTGCTTGTCTCCCCATCCGTGTAGGTTGTTCATGATATACCACCACGGCTTTGAATCATGGCTTTTCGGGGAAGATGCGATCAATGCGCGTCCCGTGTTTAGCCAATATTCCTCGCAAAGTTGCTTGGCTTCTTTTAAGGCATCTTGAAATTCTTCGTGTTTTGTGCCCCATGCGTAAATAACCGATACGTGTTTGCCAATAGAATTTGCGAATTCAAAGTGGAACTTTCCTTTTCTGCCAAACTCGATCACGCCTTGGCAGTATTCCGGCTTGTAGTCCGTGGGCCTTCCGACTGCGCGTTTAGGCATTTTCGAGCCTTCCTTGAATTGCGGATTGAATATCGTTGATGTTTATACTCTTTGCGCATTCGTAGTTTTTACCGTCCGGACAGTCGATGTAACCGCACGGAGGAATTTGACGTTGCTGGCAGAACCGACACTTTCCCTCGGGCGGACCCACCGGGATAACGTTGTCGGAACATAGGATATACTCAGGGGCTGTCGATGTAAATATTACAACTCCGGGAGTGTCGGTCGTTTGGCAAATGTTGGATGGCCCGCTGTCTACGCCCACGAATAGATCCGCGTGTCGTATGAGTTCTCGAAGTTCGTGAATATCGGTTTTACCGCGATAATCCAGCATGTTTGAATTTAGCGGCCCCATGTCTTTGGGTGTCCCGGCAATGACAACGTTTAGCCCTATGGACTCCAGATAGGATTGCGTCTCGGCCCAGGTCACCCACGGGAGCGTTTTTGACCGAAAGTTGGTTATGGGTTGATGTACAACCGCATACTTTTTATTTGGGTTAAACCCTGTACGACGCAAAAACCCAAACCATTGGCCTTCCGTCGAGTACATGATGGGTTTGGACTGTTTGAACGGACCAATATTCAATCCGCACTCGTTCGTCGCGGTATTCCAATGTCCCCACGACATGGTCTCGGTTAGGTGTTTCTCGGCCGAGACGTTGAAATCCAACTTTCTGGCGTATGGGGTTTCGACCATGCCCGCCGCCTCTACGTCCGGGTTTCCATCGAATATCTCTGGATAATTAGTCCTCACCAGAATTTCGTACTCTGGATACGACCGCTTGATTGCACGGATGGTTGTCGTCAGTTGTATCAAGTCTCCGCGCTCTCCAAGACGCTCGATAATGAACAATCCAGGGTCGGGACCGTTCCCTTTATTCGCGTTGAAAATGTTGGTTTGGATTTTGTTCCACGGGCGAGAGAGTGCGCGCTTTTCAAACAAGGCGTTGGACTTGATGTTCAACACCTGGATTTTGGAGTTGTTCCATCCGGTAGAACCTCCGCGCTGATGAATTGCTCTAATATTTGGGTCATATAACACTTTGTATCCTTTTTCCCAGGCCTGATAGCAGAATTCCGGGTCTTCGTTATAAAATATATATTTTTCGTCAAATCCTCCAATTTCCTCCCAAGCTTTTTTTCTCAATGCAAAAACAGCCCCGGTAACCTCTTCGGGATAATATCGTCGGTCGTGTGGCTTAAATTGCTCTTCACTTTGTCCATCGCCGTAATTAACGAATTTTTTCCCATAAATGTAATATCCTCCCGCATGTTGAATCGTTCCATTCGTGTTGTAAAGTTTTGCTCCGATCACAGCCAATTTTGGATCGTCCTCAAAATTCATTTTCATCGTTTCAATAAATGGGTTTAAAAAAACAATGTCCGTATTTACCAAACAAACAATTTCACCACCGGCCTCTTTTATCCCAATGTTTGCAACTTTTGTATATCCAGACCAATTAGGCAATCCGATAAATTTTGCATTGTGTCTTTCGGATACAATTTTTTCTTGTATTTGAGTTCTTGAGTAATCAGACACTACCAAAAGTTCAAAATCGAATGGTTCCAGCCTTTTAAGATTTTCAAGAAAAAAAGAAAGCAACCCTGGATTTTTAAACGATGGGACCACAATTGAAATTTTCACTTTGCCCCCAGCATCTTGATGATGATGTCCGCGACCCTGTTCTTGTTGTACTTCATGTTCCCGGTGATCAGACCGTATTCTCGCACAATGTCGGCTTTCAGTCTGGCCGTGTATGCGTTGAAAACTGGGTACGGTTTGAGGAAGTCCGTCTTGGGGCCCTTCCGGTTCGTCTCGGCTTCGTGGCAGGCGTGGCAGAGAGGGACTAGGGTTGTAGGGTCCAGCTTTGACGGGAACGCATCCCCAGCGTTTCGACCTTCGGCGTGATGCCATTCGGCATAAACGTTTGTACAAAGTTCGTTTGCACACACCCCAAAAAAATATCCGTACTGCGTTCTCCATTGATAACCCAATTCACTACACAAAATCTTGAGCGCCCGGTCGGTCTTGTCGCACGTCTTGGACTTCCTGCGTATGTGTGAACGTTTCACTTTTTCTTGCTCCTTTATCAAGTGAAGTATAAAATATTCACACGTATTTAGTTGTGAGTAGGGGAAAGCGTCCTGGCCGCCAAGCAAGGGTTCGCTTTCCCCTTCACTTTTCTGACTCATTCTCCGATTTCTCGCCTTCCCTGAATCCCCTGGCGAAACTCCTGGCCGCGATCCTTCGAGCCAGTTCAATGGCGAGTTTCGCGTCCTCCTCGGTCAGGCCCTCAATGTCCAGTACCAAGTGCGCAGCT